AAAAGTTGTAGAAAAAACTACTTTTAATAAATCTCTCCCTGAATTTGATAGCACAGTTTTCTGGGATAAGGACTGGGGAAGCCTATGTGTATTAAGTGAAGAGGAGACAGAGGAAATGAGAAGGCTTTGGGAGGAAATGGAGTTCTAATGGAAAAATATTTTTATTTACATTATCACCCCGCATATCAAGATAAATATACTATTTATTTTAACTTTCCAACTGATTATTTTCCTAATGGAACTAACGGTTCTTATGATGTATTTATAGCCAGACTATTAAACCTATCTTACCCAGAATATTTAAGGTGGGCGCGCGATAGACTGGGCGCAGAACTCGTAGGAAAAAATAAAAGATATGTAACTATATTATTTAATGGAAATAATTCAACAGTACAAATTTTTGTAAAAATGTTAAATAAAAGAATGGAATACATTATAAATGAACGTGATTTCCCATATAATTATAAGGAGGTAAATGGAGAGGTTAAACGCGTTCCATTTAGAAAAAAGAAAAATGAAAATAACACCTGAGTTGTTTAAGCGATTTAATATAGATTATGATGAAGAATTGGAATTCAGTAAGGCTATTGTTAGTAATGAGTTCCCTTTAGAACTTTTTCATTATATTAGAGAATATTATCACTTAACAGATGAAGAGTTTAGAGTATATTGTAATGTTTGCTCTATAAAAGATTGCGAGAATTTCTGGCGCTGTACCCATTCCAAAGAAAGTAAGAATTTATTTGAATCTTTCAATGTAAACACCAGCATATTTGTCAGAAACTCAAGTCATATAAAGGGCAGTATAAATGTTTTTAATAGTATAGATGTAACTGATTGTTGGGATGTAGCGCACAGTAAACATGTCCAACATTCGAATCGTATTATTGAATCACATGACATCAATGATTCCGATGACATCGCGCGCAGTAGCAAGATTTCTTGGAGTAAGGTAATTCTTAATTCAACTAATCTGGATAGTTGTAATTATACTTATATGTCTGATAGTTTAATCGACTGTCATTTCTGTGGTTTTATGAAGAACTCGCGCCATTGTATGTTCTGTGTGGGATTGGAAGATAAAGAATATTATATCTTTAATAAGCCAGTAACTCAAATAGAATATGAAATGTTAAAAGATAAACTCTTAGCGATGTTGGAAGAAGAAACCTCTGAAATGATAAGAATAAACTTCTCCAAACATACAGCGGAAGAGCGATTCAAACTTAATAAGCGTTTTGATAGTGTCTTTAATGGATTATCATTATCCTTTTACGGCTGGGTAGGAACCTTACCGAATTATTCAGATAACGCTTTTGTAGACCTATTCTTTAGAGATAGAGAAACTGTAAATTAATCGAGAACAAATGCAACAAAACTACTTATAATTGACCAAAATATGAGGCGTCTTGCGGCGCCCCTTTATAATTGGAGGTATTATGGAAACATATACTGGATATAGAGAAATTTTTGTTGGAGATGAATTTTTAGGTAAAATTTATTCAGGCGAAATAGATGTAGATACTTTTTATTTAAGTAATAATGAATACTTAATAGTAACAGATAGCGAAGGAGAAGCTGTAGATTACTTCCGTAATGATAATGGAACTTTAAAGCGTGTATCATTCCCAACAGTAGGAAATGATTTCACAGGAATAATGAAGCCGCGTAACCCTCAACAGTATTGCGCGCTCGATATGTTACTTAATGAGGATATTCCACTCAAATTATTGACTGGTAAACACGGTAGCGGAAAGTCAATGGCTTGTATTACGGCTGCCATTCAAGCAGTACAAGAAGGAAGATTTGAGAAAATAATTTTTATCCGCAATAATGTTCAGGTTAAAGATACAGATAATCTTGGCGCAATTCCAGGAGAAGTCGATGATAAAATGCTGCCTTATGTGATGCCATTGGCTGACCACTGCGGCGGAGTCGAAGGGGTAAAGCATTTAATATCTTTAGGAAAAGTAGAAGTTGTCCCTCTTGGATTTTTGCGCGGACGCGATATAAAGAATTCAATCCTCTATTCAATGGAATCAGAGAACTTAACAAAAGAACAAATTCAGTTGATTATGGGACGTGTTGCCGAAGGTTCTCAGTTGTGGATGGACGGAGACAACAAGCAGAGAGATAGAGCTTCTTTTGAGAAATCACAAGGACTTGAAACAATGATAGAAAGATTACAAGGTGAGCCTTTGTTTGGATATGTAAATATGCCAAAGTCAGAAAGGTCTGAAGTTGCTCGTCTTGCAGATAAATTAGATTAAATTGAGGTCTGGCGCAAGTCAGACCAAAATTTTAGGAGGGATAGTATGGCTAATCCTAATATGCCGCATGGTGAGGATAGAATAAACGGAAATGGCATAAAAGCTGGATACGTCGTTTATAATAGACCAAGTAATAGCCCGCACTGGGAAAGAACCAGAGAAGAACAGGGAGAAAAAGTAGAGAATTGGTATAGCGCCATTCAGATAAGACCTACTCTAGAACAATATAGAGGAGTGGGAGAATATTTACAGCGCCTTGGAGAAGCCGAAGAAAAAAGGGAAAAGGCACTAATTCAATCTGCTCTTGGAATTGAAATTGATGCAAAAAATGAACGACAGTTTATTGAGAATTTTAATATGGTGCTTGTTGGAAAAAAGCAATATGAAGATGCTATTCATAGAATAAATATAGCTCTTAGCGAAAAGGATAAAGCAGGTCTCGCGCCTGCGATTAGCAGTTTGTTTGCTAGTAAGTTAAATACAATTCTTGCTGAAAAGATAAATAAGCTTATTAGAGATAGAATAAAAAATGCCAAAACTCCCGAAGATATTGAAAAAGCCATAGATAGAATGGAAGAAGATATATATGATGTATTTGAGCAATCTTTTGACCAAGCGATCGATGCTCTTCTTTCATATCAAAATGCAAGCGAAAAAGATGATAGATTTGGTTCTCTAAAAGGATATCAAGACCTGTTAGATTTATTTAATAGTAATGAAATCTTTAGAGAAATTTATAGACAAAAGATAAGAAAAGCTTTTAGTGATGAAAGTATAAGAAATATTATAAGAAATAATAGAAAAACAATAGCTTACAGGGCGCAGAATAGTAAAAAAATGAGTGGACACTCATGGGCCAAAAGAGCATTAACTCTTGATACAAGAGCCGGTCAAATCGGAGGTCTTGTTGATGAAATTGTAAATATGTTAAGGGGTAGCATGTCCGATGTAACTATCGGAGAAAACGGGACAAGAATGTCTCGTACCTTAATCTCAAATAAACTCGCAACAGATAATGTTACTGTTTTTCAAGTAGACGGAAAGCTTAATCAAGAGGTAATAGACGAAAAACTAAAAGAATTATCTACGAAAGTAGATGCAACTGAAAATCTCGCAGAGGCCCATAAGGTGCTAATGGATTATTGGAAGAAAAACTTATCAAAAATAGATAAGGGCTTTGTTGTATTTCAATCAGCAAAAGCATACCGCATTACTAATATCTCAAAACACGGTGGTTTTACCAATACTAATGTCTCTCTTAATAGACTTACTTCCCTTCCAAACGAGGGTAGTTTTAATAATATTGATATGAATAAATTCATAATTGTTGTAGCCAACACAATAGACGGCGCGATACTTAGTGAAGAATATGACAAGATAAGAGAATGGTTATATTTATATATTGTTGAATCTATCGCTTACTTATTATTTGATGACTGGGAAAAGATTGGTAGTGATATGGCTAAAAAAGGAGCAAATGCCGTTCACGCTTTATTATTAAATGATGTTAATGTTCCTTTTTCTGTCTTTTTGAAAGGTGCTGGCGCAGCCTTAGTAAAAATTGCTGATGAGGTTGAAAAGACCAATAATTTTGTAAATATAGTAGTACATAAGTCAAAAGCTTTGTACGATAAAGACGACCAAGGAAATCCTACTGGATATCCAACAGAAGAAGATGAAAATGGAAGAGTAAAGGTTTTAGTAGGAAGAGCTTGGAATAATCAGAGGTCGGACGCGTTGCAAAATTACAATATTACTGTTAAATTTTATAAGAACTTTAATGAAGAAATTCTTTCAAAAATTTGCTAAAATAGAAAATTTCCATTATAATATAGTTAGAAAAACGAAAGGAGTTATGAAATGCGAGATGCAAATAGAATTAACACAGTTTTAAGTGGACTTAAAGATATTTGGGAAAAATATCCAGACCTTCGTTTAGGACAATTAATTTGTAATGTTGTTCGTGACCCAGCTTTATATTATATAGAAGATGAAGATTTGGTCAAAGCATTGAAGGAGTTTTATGAAAATGTCGAATGAGTATAAAGATTTGAAAAATGCACCTATCGGTTCAGAAAACCATAAGCGCTGGTTATTAAAAGAATATCCTTGGCTCCGAATAGAAGAAAACGAAGCTATAAATTTTATTGATATTGAAGAAGGTAAACTTTATACTTATTTAGATTGTTTACCTAATGGTTGGCAGAAACTTTGTGAAGACCTTTGTGCTGAACTCAAGCCTCTTCTTGAAAAGGTAAACTTCGTTAATGAATATAAACTTTGTCAAGTAAAAGAAAAGTTTGGTGGACTTAGATGGTATGATACTAATGGAGTACCGGTAGAAATTTGGGATGAATACAATGCTCTTATTAGGAAATATGAGGAAATATCTTTTAAAACTTGTATATATTGTGGCGCCCCTGCTATCTATCGCACAACAGGGTGGATTGTTCCTTGGTGCGGAGACTGCGCCACCCATATTGGAGGAAAGTTTACAAAGATAAACACTGGTGAAGAGATTTTTATTAAATAATATAACTCCCCGAGAAATTTGATTTTTCGGGGAATTTTTGTTATAATATATGTATAATTTGATAGAATGGAGAAAAATTGAATGGAACAAAACTACGATGCTAATTCAATTCAACATTTAACTTTTAGAGAGGGCGTGCGCCAGCGTATCGGTATCTATCTCGGTAGTGCCGACCATACTGGCGTTATTGCGGCCCTTCTTGAACTTATAAATAATGGTACAGATGAAGCCCTTGTCGTTTCTGATGCCTTACTTATTGAGGTTGTAGTTGGAAAGGACTGGGCTTCTTGTCGTGATTATGGCAGAGGTATGCCGCACGGTCCAAATAGTTTCTCAAAGGAAGTAATGATTGACCTTCTTACAGAGAACCATACGGGCGGTAAATTTAATGACAACGCTTATGGCGGTAAGTCTCGTGGTCTTAATGGTACTGGTTCGGGCGCAACTTGCTGCTCATCAGACTGGTTTAAGATTTCGAGCTATCGAGACGGCGCCGAATGGTATATGGAATTTGAGAAAGGAATTCCGAAGTGGGAAGAATGTCAGAAGAAACCCTTGAATGGTCAGAAGAGAGGTACATATATCATCTTCAAGCCTTCACAGGAAGTATTTAAGTCTGAGCCTGTATATTTTGATTATGAAGAAATTTGTAGTCAGATGAAGGAATATTCCTATTTCAACAAGGGAATTACTTTTAAAGTTACTAATGCAGAAACTGGCGAGGTTCGTTCTTATTTAAGTAAGAATGGTCTTATGGATTTTGTAAAAGATACTTTTGAAAAACCTATTCATAAGACACCGCTTCATTGTCAGATTTCAGAGAATGATATTGATGTTGAGATTATTCTCCAGTGGACTGCAACTAGAACAGAAAGATTTTATTTGTTCTCAAATGGCGGTGAAAATGAAAATGGTGGCACCCCGATTACTGGTATTAAGACTTCACTTACTAACTTCTTCAAAAAGAAGATTAAAGATGGAGACCCTGACATTTTAAGAAAGGGACTTATTTATGTTTGCTCTGTAAACTTAAAGAATCCAGTCTATGACGGTCAGACGAAGTCAAAGATTACAAACCCTGAGCTTCGTGGATTGTGCCAGCGCGCGACCACAAAAATGCTTGAAGAGTTTGAAATCAAGCATAAAGCAGAGTTTGAAAGAATTATGGAAAAACTTCTGATTGAGGTTAAGGCAGATGCTGCCGCAGAGAAGAAGCGTCAACAGGTACTTAATGCAGCAAAAGAAGTTGAAAAAAATCAGAAGAAGAAAGTATTTGCGTCTGATAAGTTGAAGGATGCAGAGTTCTTAGGACAAGACTCAACTCTTTTGATTGTAGAAGGAGATTCCGCGCTCGGTGGTATGGCTCAGGCGCGCGACTATACAAAATATGGATTGATGGCTATTCGTGGAAAAATTATTAACTGTCTTTCTAATGATGAAGAAAAGATTTTTGAGAATGAAGAAATTAAGCTCTTATTGAGCGCGATGAATATTGTACCGGGAAAGTACAACGCTTCTAAACTTCGTTATGGAAAACTTGCGATTTGTACGGATGCCGACTCAGACGGTTATCATATTGGACTTTTGATTATGTCGGCTCTTCAGTTTTTAGCACCCGACTTTATAAAAGAAGGTCGCCTTTGCTGGTTAAGGTCTCCTCTTTATATTGTAGAACATAATGGTAAGGAAAGTTACTACTTTACTGATGAGGAATTTAATAAGGAAAGAAGTAAAATAAAGGGCGAGGTAACTCGTGCCAAAGGTCTCGGTGAACTTCCCGCAGAGTCAGCGCATAAGTCAATGTTTACAAAGGAATATCAGCGCCTTGATGTAATAAATTATGACGCGGAAGGTATTGATTTACTTGTTAGCTTAATGGGTGACGATGTAAAACCGAGAAAAGAATATATTATGAAGAATATTGACTTCCATGAGGTAAGAGAATGATAGACAGAGAACAACTATGCCCTTTATTTGAAAATTGTGATTGCAAAACTGCTATGTGCCGAGTTAGTTTACCAGACAAAAATTGTTGGTATTACCGCTGGTTTGGGAAATTAATAGAAGAAGATAAATATCGCAAGAAGGTAATGTGTCCAAACTGTAAAGAAGAAATGTACTGCGGTTTGGATATGACAATACATACTCCTTGGCATTTTCATTGTAAAAAATGTGATATAGATGTAGGCTGTGATGAACTTCATAAGGCTATGGAATTAACTCAATATTGTAAACCGCATACTCATATAGAGTTTTTTCGCGGCAAATTTCAATTTGTAGCTACACCAGACTGGACGGAGGATGCAAAATAATGAATAGTTATGAAGAAAACGTAAGAGCAATACTCCAATGTTGCTTTTCTCAATCAAAAGATGAACTTATAGAAACTGCGGTCAAAGCAATCATTGC